GATGACAGTGATCAGGCCCGAGTTGAGGTGTACGGTCAATTCCCCCGGCAGGGTGACTATCAGTTCATTGGCCGGGGTGAGGTGGAGGACGCGTCAAACCGTGAGGTGTTTGATGACGTTGGTGCGCCGTTGCTCATGGGTGTTGACCCAGCGCGGTTTGGTAACGACCAAGCAGTGATAGCCTTTCGGCAAGGGCGGGACGCCCGCGGGGTATCATTTGAGAAGTATAAGAAATGTTCCGTGGTGGAGCTGGCGGAGCATTGTGCGCGGGCAATTGATAAGTATAAGCCTGATGCGTGTTTCGTGGAAGGTGACGGCGTGGGAGGCGGGGTAGCGGATATATTGAAAGCGAGTGGGTATAACATTGTTGAGGTTAAGGTCGGCGGTGGCGCGCAAGACAAGGAGATGTACGCTAACCATCGTGTAGAGCTGTGGGGCCGAATGAGAGATTGGCTGGGAACAGCGGCAATACCGGACGATAAGGAGCTTATGGAGGATCTGTGTGCTCCGTTGTATGAGTATAGTTTGAAGGGCCAGCTCAAGCTGGAGCCAAAAGATAAGATGAAGAAACGAGGTTACGCCAGTCCCGATAGCGGTGACGCCTTGGCTATGACGTTCAGTCGAACGATCAGCCGTAAGGATAGTAACTTGACAAAAAGAAGGAACCGTGGGAGAGTCGCGTCAGGTTTGGATTACCCTATCCTCTCATAATCTCTCCTCAACTTAACCTGAACGCTTGCGTTCAGGTTTTTTTTGTGGTAAATATACAACTCCCTGTTGCAACAAGGACATACCTTATGGGTTTTTTATCACCTAAGTCTCCAAGCATACCTGCACCCCCTCCTCCTCCTCCGCCACCTACGCAGTCTGATGCAGAGGTTCAAGACGCGGCATTGTCAGCACGAAGGCGTAATGCTCTCGCGCGAGGACGGTCGGCTAATATTTTAACTGGAGGCCAAGGTGTGTTGTCTACAGACACGACTTCCTCCGCAACGCTTTTAGGGAGTTAGGTATGGGCGGGGCGATACCCAGACCATTCAGATCTAAAGCGGCAGCACAACCGCCAATAGTACAGCTTGCGGCGGCTTCGGGTGGCTACGATGCCATATTTAATAACAAGGCTAAAGAGGCAGACACAAGAGGTGCTGCGCTCAGTAGGCGCAAGACAACTCAGAGCCGTGCAGACAGTAGCGCAGCGAGTACGCTGGGCGGAACGGCTTCGGATTCGTCTCTCGTCTTTAAGAAACTTTTAGGACAATAACATGGGCGGCTTTGTATCAAGACGATCTAGACCAGCACCACCTCCACCTCCGGCTCCGGCTCCGGTAGCGGCGGTGCAGAGTGAGGCTTCTTCAAGGACAGAGTCTCTAGGTAAACGCAAGACAGCCCAGGGTCGAGCAGCGGGTAGCGCAGCAAGTACTCTAGGTGGAGCAGCATCTGATTCGTCTATGGTTTTTAAGAAACTTTTAGGACAGTAATATGGGTGGCCTAGCAAACGGTTTTGTCAAAGTTGGAAAGCAAGCTGGAGTAATAACGGAGAAGAGAAATGCTCCGGTAGCGGCTGCACAGGTAAGTAAAGCCGCTGCAAGAACTGAATCTATTACTAGGCGTAAGACAACACAGAGCCGTGCTGCAAGCAGTGCTTCTAATACTCTAAGCAGCATAGGGTCAGATTCATCCCTGGTCTTTAAAAAACTTTTAGGACAATAATATGGAAAGTGATATTGCTGCGGGTGTCATAAGACGATACGACCAGCTCGAAAGTGAGCGAGGTACTTGGGAATCTCACTGGCAAGAAATAGCCGAGCGTGTATTACCACGCTATCACAATACATTTCAACGAGGCACCTCTACTATTAATCGCGGTGAGAAACGCACTGAGAAGATGTATGACAGTACGGCTGCATTAGGGCTTGAGCGTTTCGCCGCAGCTATGGAGAGTATGCTCACACCTCGTAACCAGAAGTGGCACAGGTTAAAAGCATCTGATGAGGTGCTTAACCAGGACCGAGACACTAAGCTTTGGTTCGAGCAAGCTACCAACATTCTTTTTAAAGCGCGCTACGCACCTAAAGCGAACTACGCTTCGCAACAGCATGAAGTGTACATGGCCCTTGGTGCGTTTGGCACCGGCAGTATGTTTATTGATTTTCACGATGACGGCGGGCTCCGGTACAACTGTGTAGACCTACGAGAAATACTGTTTGATATGAGCCACCAGGGTTCAGTCGATACGTCTTATCGAAAGTTCACGCTAACCGCTCGACAGATGCAGCAGCGCGTAGATGCAGGACGCTGGGACAGTTTACCTGACGCAGTCTCCGCTGTAGTTAAAGAGCACCCCGATAGGAAGTTTGACATTATACATTGTGTCAAACCACGGGCTGAAGTTCATTCGGGTAAGAAAGATTTTAGAGGCAAACCCTTCACATCGTACTATGTTTCGGTTGAAGGCAAGCAGCTTCTCAGTGAAGGAGGGTTTAACACCTTCCCGTACCCTATTAGCCGTTACGTTACAGGTCCAGGTGAAGTGTACGGCAGATCCCCTGCTATGTTAGCACTACCTGCAATCAAAGTACTGAACGAGCAGAAGAAGACAATGTTGACCCAAGGTCATCGTGTTGTTAACCCGGTGTTGCTCTCACACGATGACGGTGTGCTCGATACCTTTAGCCTTAAACCTGGGGCGATGAACCCAGGTGGTGTGAGTGCAGAGGGTCGCCCTCTTGTACATACGCTGCCAACAGGCAACCTCGCTGCTGGTCAAGAGCTTATGGACATGGAGCGGCAGGTAATAAACGATGCCTTCCTTGTAAATTTATTTCAGATCTTGGTAGAAACTCCGGCGATGACGGCGACTGAAGTGCTGGAACGCGCCAGGGAGAAAGGTGCGCTACTTAGCCCAACAATGGGACGACAACAGTCTGAGATGTTAGGCCCAATGATTGAGCGAGAGCTTGATGTGTTGGTGCAACAGAATATGCTTCCACCCCTGCCGCCCGCGTTAGCTGAAGCAGAAGGTGAGTTTGAGATTGAATACGACAGCCCACTGTCACGCTCACAGCGAGCAGAAGAAGCGTCAGGTTGGTTGCGTACATTAGAAGCAGCTATAGCCTACGCTAACACGACACAGGATCTAGGTGTACTTGATCAGTTCAACACAGATATTATATACCCGGCACTGGCAGAGATAAACGCTGTCCCCGCATCGTGGATGCGTGGCGCAGACGAGGTTGCTCAGATACGAGAGCAACGTGCTCAAGCACAGCAGATGCAGCAGATGGTCGAGGCAGCTCCGGCAGCAGCGGGTGTTATGAAACAACTGGGTGGTGCATGACCGCAGAGGCTAAAGACTTCTTAAAGGCGAGAGCCCAGGACTACACAAAGACGTTTAAAGGTGTGCAAGGCGAGAGAGTGCTAGATGACCTTGCTAAGTTTTGTAGAGCACATGAGAGTACGTTCCACAGCGACCCACGGGTTGAAGGAATTATGCAAGGCCGTCGAGAGGTGTGGTTAAGGATCGCCGCACACATGAACATGACGGAACAACAACTATGGTCCCACTTTAACAGATAGGAACATTATTTTATGAGCGAAGAAGCAATCGCTGCCCCCGATGAGGGACAAGCAGTAGAGGCAGCAGCCCCGCAAGGACAAGCTGAAGTAGCGACAGTAAACCAAGACCCTTGGATTAGTAGCGTGACAAACGCAGACACTAAAGCCTGGGCCGAAAGTAAAGGTCTTCATAACGGTTCTTTCGAGAACGTGTTAGGCAGCTATCACAACCTAGAGAAAATGATGGGTGCTGATAAAGCTGGTAGGACCGTAGTATTACTTAACGATGAAGCGTCTGAAGCGGATCGCTCAGAATTTTATGGCAAACTAGGACGACCAGAAGAACCCGCAGGATATGGTTTGACAGCCCCTGAAGGAGCTGACGGCGCGTTTGCTGAATGGGCTGCGGGTACGTTCCATGAAGCTGGTTTGAGCAAATCACAAGCTGATAGTATTACAGCTAAATGGGAAGAGTTTTCAGGAAATGCACAACAGCAAGCTGCTGACGCTGAACATATGTCAGCCGTTGATGCCGAGGCTAATCTACGAAAAGATTGGGGTGCAGCGTTTGAACAAAACGTAGGTAAGATAAATGCAGCAGCGGAACAGCTTGGTTTCTCTGAAGCAGAGCTGTCGGGTCTACGATCCGCTATGGGTCCAGTCGAAGCTATGAAGTTTGTCCATAAGCTAGGACAACAGATTGGTGATGACATTGTGGACACAGGTGAGGCAAGGAGTTCTGGAATGAGAACACCTGAACAGGCTAAACAGGAACTTGGTGAGTTAAATGCAAACACTGATTTCATGGCAGCTTGGCTTAACAAGCAACACCCTGGTCATGCAGCAGCAGTAGCTAAGAAGTCAGCTCTTGCTAGGATGATGGCGGGAGAAGCATGAGTTCACAGACCCGTCTGGAGTCGTTAAAATTAGCGATACAGCGCGGGTTAGAAGAAGCCGGAACGTTGTTGTTAGCCGCAGCTTATGAGGATTATATCGAAATGGGTATGAGCCAGCAGAAGAAAGCGGCGATGGAACAAAAAAAGAGACGCGATCAACAGAAGGATAAATGATATGCCATACGGAAAAGGTACTTACGGAAAAACAGTAGGAAGACCACCAAAGAAGCCTACTACAAGGCCCACTAAAAAATCGGCCAGTACAAAGAAAAAATAGTTGGTGTAATTAACCAGTTGCATTTGTGCACTTCGTGTGGCATTATTACAACTGTTATAAGTAAAGCGCACCCTACTTGGTGTCGAACAAGCTATGTGGATAACCAGCAATGGCCCGCAAATAAGGCTTTAGTAGTGGCCCCTAATTTTTAGGACAAGCCTTCAGCTTTTTGTTAGAATCTTAACTTAACCTTTTTATGGAGGACTATTATGTCCAATGAAATCCTAGACTGGTCAGTGATTGATTACAAATCGACTGTTGAGGCTCTGCTCCAACAGCGTGGTTCCAAATTCCGTGGTGCTGTTATGGAAGACAGCTATCATGGTAAGTCTGGTGCTGCCGTCAATCAAATCGGTGCTGTGAACGCAGTTGCGCGAACAACCCGACATGCTGACACCCCCTTAATTGAAACACCCCATGATAAACGCTGGGTTTATCCTACTGATTATGAATGGGCTGATCTAATCGATGATGCTGATAAATTAAAAGTCATTGCTGACCCGACCTCTCCTTACGCCATTAATGGTGCTATGGCTCTGGGTCGTTCTATGGATGACCTTATCATTGCTGCTGCTACCGGAACCGCCAAGACAGGTGAAGATGGTACAACGTCAACAGTATTAGGTTCAGGTCAGGTTGCTGCCACAACGGCTGGTGGTCTTACGATTGCTAAGCTACGCGAAGCGATGCAGCTTCTTATTGCTGCTGAAGTTGATGTTGACAATGAAGAGCTGTATTGCGCCATTGGTGCACAACAGCACGATGACTTGTTAGGTCAAACTCAAGCTATTAGCTTGGATTTCACTAACAAGCCTGTTTTAGTTGATGGCCGAATTAGATCGTTCATGGGCTTCAACTTTGTTGACAGTCAGCGTTTAGCGTTATCAGGTACAGATCGTACTGCTATCTGTTGGGCCAAATCAGGTCTGCACCTTGGTATCTGGAATGATATCAATGCTCGTATCACTGAACGTGACGATAAATCTTATTCAACTCAAGTCTACGTCAAAGCTTCTTTTGGCGCGACTCGTACTGAAGAGAAAAAAGTCGTCGCAATCACTTGCTCGGAGGCTTAACTTATGGGAACTACATATAGTGTCCAAAAAACCAAGTGGGATCAAGATTCACCAACCACGAACATCAAGCCCAACGAAATGGCTGGGCGTGTTCGTATAGCTTACGCTCTCTATGAAGCGGCGGCTGTTGCGGTCGGTGATATCCAAATGTTCAACTTACCAAACGGGGCGCGTATCCTGTCTGGTGAAGTAGTACATGATGCACTTGGTGGTTCTACTACAGTGTCAGTCGGTCACGCAGCGTATAAAAACTCAGCGGGAACAGTCGTTGCTCTCGATGTTGACGAGTTTAAAGCTGCTGCGGCTTCTACAGGTATAGCCACAGTAGGCTGTGCTTTGACTTCTGCTCTAGGTAAAAACAGTGTTGTCGATGCAGACGCGGATGGTATGCCCATCACCGTTGTAACGGCGGGTGCTGCGGCTACCGGAACTATTGAGCTAACAATGATGTATGTCATTGACTAACTGCTATGTCGGAGGGGCTTCGGCTCCTCCGACTTTTATCTAGGGGTAATTATACATGGCAAGTGCAGTTGATATTTGCAACCTCGCCCTCCAACGTCTAGGTTCTAAATCCATATCTTCTCTTACTGAAGACAGCACTTCTGGAAGAGCTTGCAACCGGATATATGAACACGCTAGAGATAGTGAACTCCGAGCACACCCTTGGAGTTTTGCCCGTTCTAGAGCTACATTAGCAGCCGAAGCTACAGACCCTGATTTTGGGTATTCTAAACAATATCCGCTACCTTCTGACTGTCTACGCATTCTTCCTAACGATGGCTCTAATACGGTGTCCCGTCAGGATGATTGGCAGATTGAGGGGCGTAAGATACTAACAGATGATACCTCGCCTATTTATCTTGTATACATAAAACAGGTTACGGATGAGAATGATTTTGATTCTTTGTTTACTGAACTCTTAATATCTCGTATTGCAATGGACATTGCTGAAGCGGTTACCCAGTCTAACACTAAGAAAGATGACGCCCAGGTTAGGTACACCAATGCAAAAAAAGATGCCCGAAAAGCTAATGCCTTTGGACGAGGAGCACAAACACCACCCGACGATGCTTGGTTAACTAGTAGACTGTAATGGCTAAAGTCTCACCCATACAATCCAATTTCAATGGGGGTGAAATATCCCCTCTTATCTTTGGCCGACCTGATCTCGATAAGTATAAAACAGGGTTAAAAAGCTGTCAGAACTTTGTGCCTTTATTACAAGGCCCGGTTGAACGGCGTCCTGGCACGAAGCATATCAGTAATGTAAAAGACAGTGCCAAAGCTACCCGCATCATCAGTTTTGAGTTTTCTACCACACAGGCGTATGTCATCGAGGTCGGTGATCTATACATGCGGTTCTTTAAATCCGGTGCTCGGATACATGAAGCCAACACGACCATATCTGGAGCGACCAAAGCTGATCCCGTAGTTGTTACTAGTAACGGCCACGGGTACAGTAACGGTGACGAGGTTTACATCTCAAGTGTTGTCGGTATGACAGAGCTTAACGGCAGGAACTATCTTGTCGCCAATAAAGGCACAAACGACTATGAATTAACTGATCTACATGGCGTAGATATAGACAGTTCAGCGTACACTACTTACGGGTCTGGAGGCACAGCCAGCACTCCTATTGAACTAACAACAACCTACGATGAAGATGATATTTACCAATTAAAATTTAGTCAGTCGGCCGATGTGCTTTATATCACACACCCCTCTTACCCACCTCGGAAACTGACGCGAACGAGCCATACGGCTTGGTCTATTACGAATTTGACTTTTCTTGACGGGCCTTATTTGAACGCCAATTCCGAAGCAACCACGTTCACGTTATCAGCTACGTCAGGTTCTGTCACTGTAACAGCTTCGGCAGTAACAGGTATTAACGGTGGCGATGGTTTTCTAGCCACCGACATAGGACGTTTGATACGTTGGAAAGATGCAGCAGGTAACTGGACTTGGCTAACAATCACCGCAAGAGCAGATACCACACACGTTACGGCAGCTATTGACGGGCCTAATGCTTCAGCTACCACCGCCACAGTAAACTGGCGATTAGGTGTGTGGTCAGGTACTACAGGATATCCTGCCGCAGCTACTTTTCACCAGGACCGGCTTGCTTTCGGTGGAGGAACTGAATACTCGCAGCGTGTTGAATTTAGCCGTACAGGTGATTTTGAAAACATGGCACCTACTGAGCCTGACGGTACAGTTGTTGACGATAATGGTTTTTCACTTACTCTGGCTGCGGATAACGTCAACGCTATTCGTTGGATGGCTGATGATGAAAAAGGACTTCTTATAGGCACCGTTGGCGGAGAGTGGGTAGCACGACCTTCCGACCAAGGTGGTCTAATAACACCTTCAAACAAACAAGCAAAAAGATCTTCTTCTTATGGCAGCGCAGACATAGCCCCGGTCAGAGCCGGACGAGCA